TGACCTGAAACACGAAGAATAGGTCGGTCACAGGGTTTTCTAGAATAATTTCAAAATTTCCTTGTGTAAAATTATTAAAAAGATCGAAACTCTGATATTGATACTGTTCTATAACATAATCTATACTCGTCTTTGAGAGCCACGATATTTCAGGTTGGTCGAGGTATACATATTCTACTATGAGGCTCGCTTGAACAGGGTTTGGAGATACACTGACGGCCGTCAGTTGCTGGAGTGTCTTGAACGTAATCCAGATTTCCACGTCATGTCTATTTATTATTGATATAGGGAGATATGAACCAGAATTTCCATAATAATAAAATGGTAAATTAACATAATAATCTCGTCCGACTGATAGAGTCGTATCGTATTTTCCAGTGAGGAGCTTGAGTGCCGGCTGATTTTCATACGGGATGTTTATGTCGTTCCATATCTCTATAGCCTCTCCCGTGAGGCGCTGAATTGTCTGGCCACCTATACGAAGTTCCGCCGTGTTTATAGCCCATGTCCCGACAGAATCATAGTAATAGTACTGTGTATAGGTCGGAGGGAGTGTGCTTGATGTTACGGGGTAAAAGTACATGAAAGTCTTTAGCGTCCCAGGACTCGAAGCTTTGACCGTCACGCTCACGGTCATGGGGGCCGTGTCTATACGTATGGGTATACGAGTCATGACATTGCTCGTAAGTGAAAAGTTGTACTGGGCATTTGAAAACGAAATTGTAGTCACGGGTGAGACGTTGCAATTATTCGCCATCATATAAGTTCCGACACTGTTGAAAATTACATTACTTGTGAATGTAATTATATTTTGGACACCGTTCGATGTAAAATTAGTAAAGTTTATGGGAGAACCAAAAGTTGCCGTCCCTTGTTTTAGGATTCCATTGAACGGAAGAATATACCCACCCGTGGGGTACAGAGATGTTCCGCTATTCGGGAGACCTTGATATTTGATTGTAAAGTATGTATAATCTATTATATTATATACTGATGAAGCACTGTTTACACGAACCTTGTACACAGTACTATTAGGTATATTATTTGATAGTGGAATAAAAAATTCACTCGTGGACACTGTTCCGAATGGTAGGTTGTATGTAACGACCCCGTTGACGAGCATGTCGATAGAATTAATCGTCTGATCACTGGATACAATTCCTGAAAAAAGGTAATTTCCCGACTGCGTGAGCATGAAAGAGTTTGACGATCCTGTCACACCGCTGGTTCCCCACCCATTCGGTGTAAAAACCCCATCATTAAAAAGTATAACATCTCCATTTTGATATGTCATCCCCGAAGATCCCTGGTTCCCATTATTAAACCACACGTCTTCACGTTCTATGAATATATAAGAATTTGCAGTGACTGGTTCGGAAGAATATATATAGAAAGTATATTCAGTGAATGATGTTATTGGAATATAAATAGAGCACGATGTGAGTGGCATTTGGAATGATGAAGTTCCCTGTATGCCGGGTGAAAAAGAAAGGTTGGGGGCGATCGGTTCTCCGTCATTCGTGTTATATTCTGAATTTATGGAAAACAAGAAATTTGCACGAATAACGTAAACACCTGTATTATTAAAATAAAAACGTCCACCAGGTGTAACCGTCCATGCGCCCGGAGTGTCTAAATTGTTCCACGTCGAAAGATCTATATACCCCGTGCTAAGCGTAGGTATTTTGCATTTGAAAAAAAGACTCGATAAAGTGTCGACGACAGGTCCTGGAGAGCGAATCCATCCGGCCTGTTCAAGCGTAAAATCGGGCACGATATTGAACTGATAATATGGGTTACCCAATATTGTAATAACCTTGAGAGGATTTTTAATATCAAAGCCCCAAAATGTCGCAAACTTGGATCGTACAGCTATCTTGGTCCCTTGAAAAACTAATTTATTCGTGTTTGAATTGTACGTCACTGGTATGCCGGACGCCCACTGGTTGAAACTAAGTGTGTTTGATGAATATGATTGGAGACCAAACGGAAAAGACGTGTTGTAGGCAACATTGTCTATATAAATTTCAATCTGTTCCGAAAAAGGTATCGGATAAAACCAATCCGACCCATAGGCCGTGAGTGGCGGGAGGTTGAGTTTTAGCGTCGTGGCCCGAACCAAGTCTCCTTTGACGGGTATCTGAACAATGTTGTTCTGTCCCATTGAAATTGCAGATCCCTTGAATGGAATTTCATACGCCTCAAGTACAAAGGCTGTGTGCCGTTTGTAGACGCTTGAAAAATATGTGAGCGAAGGAGTTCCTGTGAGGTACACATCTTGCTGACCAATTGCAGCCAACTGGATGAAGCCAGATGACATTCTACTAAGTACTCAGACTTTTCTCAGAGTGCGTCCCGCGCACCGAGCCTTTTTATAATACAAATGTAGTGATGACCCTCAACCTCAGGAAGTTTGATCCGAGCACCATGGGAGACGACAAGGTTTGCATTTTCATAGGAAAGCGAGGAACTGGAAAGTCGACGCTCGTAACGGATATTTTGTGGTACAAAAAGCACCTTCCGGCTGGAATTGCAATGTCGGGAACGGAGGATGGGAACGGTCACTACAAGCAATTTATACCTGATATATTTGTATATTCTGACTACAATGCGGGGGCCCTCGAGAAACTGATCGAACGCCAAAAGAAGCTCACACAACAAGGAAAAGCCAGCCCTGTGTTCGTTCTTATGGACGATTGTATGTATGATCGATCATTCATGCGGGATGTCGCAGTGCGTCAGCTCTTTATGAACGGTCGGCACTGGAAGGTGTTTTTCATGATGACGACTCAGTATGTGATGGACATGACCCCCATGATTCGAACAAATGTAGATTACGTATTCGCCCTTCGTGACAATGTCCGACAGAACCGTGAGAATCTTTACAAGGCATTCTTCGGTGTCTTTCCCAACTATGATACCTTTTCACAAGTTATGGACTCATGTACAGAGAATTACGAATGCCTCGTTCTGGACAACACATCAAAGTCGAATAAGATTACAGACTGTGTTTTTTGGTACAAGGCGCCTATCCGTAAAAACTTCAGGGTGGGCTCTCCCTCTTTCTGGAATTACCACCAGCGATACTACAATCCCCGGCATTTCACACAAAAACAGGGGGACCCGGCCGTCAAGAGACGCGGGGGTTCCATCGTCGTCAAAAAGCGTGCGTAGCTTTTTGCATTCAAAATTCATAACAACTATAAATGGAAACGTACGATCCTTACAGCGAAACGAGTCCTATAACAATTGTCGAAGAAGTAGCACCCCCAGTAGAGGAAAAGAAGTCAGTGCCTACCGGGCTTTTGCGTCCAGAAAAAAAGGTTGATGAAGATCAAATGGCAGATTTCTCGAGTCCGATTGAAGAGGTGATGCCTGGTCCAGGCCAAATGATGCAAAACGAGGTTATGGGTCCTCCTATGCCTACACTTCCCGGGAATGTCCCCGTTTCTCGTACGAGCAAGAAGAAGGCGGCCGCGAGCAAAAATCCGTTCGGCCTATCTGATGAGCAGTTTGCCGCAGGGCTCGCTGGAGTGGCGGCAGTTGTCGCATTTTCTGCCCCTGTCCAAGGAAAACTCGGTTCTATGATTCCAAAATTCTTGGGAGAATCTGGGAAGCATTCAACGACCGGTCTGATTGTTACGGCTCTGGTCGCCGCAATAATATTCTACTTTGCAAAGCAGTTCATTAAGGACCGTGCCTAGTCACGCACGACATCCCCACAATAATTTTTATTTCCCTGTTTTGTGTAAATTCCATTCTGAACGGCAAGCTCCTTTATTTTGTTAAAGTTTTCCCAGAAGGCATCTGAATGATCGTATTCAGAGACTGTCATGTGGGCGAGCTCATGCAGAAGAACATATGTCGCAGAATTTACATCTTCCCCGTCAAGGCAGATGTAAATTTCATACCCTTTGTTCACATTCGATCCTATGACGCCATCGCGCTTCCCGTACATTCCCGTTATAATTGCTGGTTTTAGCACGGGCTTCCACAATGGGTCACCGGACGCCCTGAGGACATCGAGCATGGCCCAATATTTCACCTTGATATCACTGAGCATCTTGGGCTCCTTGTTGGCGATGACCAATGACACCCACGCCACTAGAATCAAGAGCCTCAGCATTCCTATCATTACGAAAGACAAATTTTGTGTACATGTCCGAAATCATTCCATTCTGTTTCAACATCATCGGCTCCCATGAAATAATTTTGAATTTTAAATTTAATAAATTACAAATTAAAATTGTCCCATCCATTAATGGTTCATCCCTGGTTTCACCACTATAAAATGGTCCATCAATTAATTTAATGCTTGCGTGATGTGAGAAATTTTGAATTGTATTTCCTAAGGAATCTGTAAAAATTCCGGATGGGTGGCACATGGTTTCGATCCGAATCTTCTCTGGGGCGATCCCGATGAGTAGCCCACCTGGTCGAACCGCCCGTGAAATTGCCTTGATGGATTCATCAAGTGTTTTTTGGTCTTGAAATATGTAATGAATTGAAAAGTTATAACAAACGACATCCCATTGACCAGACACATGACGTATGTCACCAATTCCTAAAAAACAAATGTCCAAATTCATTTTTTTGGCGCGTCTCTGTGCCTCTTGGATAGATTCTGGGTCAGGGTCTATCGCATCAACCTTTGCATTCACGGCTGCCCATTTTTGAAGGTCGCCTCCGCGCCCGCACCCACAGTCGAGAACGTGTGAATATTCGGGAACCCATTTTTTGATAAATTCTCTTTTGCAATTATTATGCAACTTTCTTAGTTCTTCCATGGCTTAAAAGAGAGGCGCTCTATTTTTTTATATGGCTACTTTGGAGGCGGATCTTACGTGTGTACCAGGGCAGTATTTTGCGTGCATCTCTCTGGTGGGTCCCGAGTGTCCTCAGAAGAACGACAAGTTTGGTCTAAAGATTCGTGGGTGTTTCTCAACTCGCGATGAGGCTTCTACTCACGCGAAGCGTCTGCAGCGCGAGGATGCCACCTTTGACATTTACGTGGTCGACATGTACAAGTGGCTGCTCATTCCCCCGGATCGTGAGCAGATTGACGATGTCCATTATAATGACGCCAAACTCGAGGAGATTATGAACAAGTACCGTGAGAATCAGTCGCAGGCCGCGTCCATGTTCGAGCGTCGTAAACGTGACATGATGGCCAAGCCGAACGGTTCCGAGTTTCCGTACATTGACCCGTCGGATGAGAACAGCAAGTTTTATACCAAGCCAGACGTCCCTCCCATTCCGCACCCGGCTGACCTTCTCGATGATCTCAAGAAGGAGTTTCCAGACGTGTCTATGGAGGAGCTCGTGGCCAAGGCGGACATTCGCGTGGCGGCAGAGGTTCTACGCCGACGCGAGGCGGCCTCATCAGTTCCAGACGGGCCACCTGTACCGGATGCAGTTCTCATCGAGGATGTTCCGTCAGTCCAGTAAATAATGATAAATAATATTAATGATATTTGCCCTCATAGGCATACTAATTGTAATGGTTCTCATATTTTTGGCCGTTATCAAGTATTTGCCTGTGCCGGTACCTCAAGCTGTTGTAAGTTCAAGTTACAGCCAGCTTGATGTATTCAGGGACATGGAACCAAACTTGCAAATTCGTGAGAATCAGTGGGTCGGATTCCTCCAAGAAGACGTCAATCAAAAACAAAATGGAAACCTCGGTGATTTCGAGGGTAATGATGGAACAAATGTTCGTTTCTACGCCTTTTGAATAATTATAGGGCGCATATTTGAGATAATAACACCTATTATGATGCTCGCCAAGATGAGAGTTATCGGGTTTATATTTTTAAGAAAGCCGTGATCTTGTGCGACGACTGGTGGGAGTGGCTGGTGCCACTCTTCCTCCGTCTCGCGGTTTTCGGGGTTGGGGGGCGGCTCGTTCATTTGAAGAAACGGAAGATTCTCCATCTGTATCATCTTCAGCACTTTCGCTTTTATCTGGTACGACAAAACCGTTCAAATTTCCATATTCATCGGCATCGGACTCGTCATCTTCCTCTTCTGAATCGGTCTCTATGGTCGACGACACGTCCGAAATTTCTGCGCTATCATAGTCATCGGACCCGTAGTCATCCTCGACCTGCTCAATTGGTGAATAACGTTCGGGCGGCTTCGAGACGCGACCGGACCGAGTGCGGGGTTCACTGACCGTGAGACCGGACGGTGCTTGGTATGAAATATCCATCTTCTGGGTAATCATCAAATGTTTCTTTTAAGTATTTAGGAAAGAACTGAAGTCCTTTTTTAATTGATTCTTGATTAATTTTTAATTCTCCCTCCTGTCCGAGTTGGTTCGCGATACTCTGTAGAGTATCCTGTATAGCACCGTCTGTCGAGGTTCTAACGCTCAGGCCTAGATCTCTTATATTTTCTATTGAATAATAGAGTAAGGTGACCGCCTTGTCTAGATCGGTCGCCTTTTCAAAACCCCTAAGGTTTGTCAAAAAGCGCTTCCAGCTTTCCGGGTCCAGGCCCGAATATGGATGGATCAACTTTTCGTATTTCTGAAAAGTCCTCACGGGGCCCATTGGGAAAAAAATCCAAAAGAAAAGGAGAAGAAGGACTACCCACAATATCAACATCTTTCAGTTGCTCTACTATAGATGGAGCAAGAATATGTTCCTGGCCGTTAAACTTTGCGCATTTCTCATCGAAGCACCGCTGTGAAATGCGTCCTGAACGAATAGAAAACCAGGCGTGATTCGATTTGTGTTCTCGGTTGATATTTTCACAAAATTTAGAGTCTGTTTGAATGTACCACCCATCCTGTTCGTGTCTCTGAATCTTTTTGACTCGCGCAGACCCCTGACCCTTGAGATATCTCTGAATAAATTCTTCAACTCCGGCCATTTCCACAACCTCTGAAGTCGGAATGTCCACTGTGTCGTCATTTAATCGTACCGAAAACAACTTCAGAATATTCTGGTCTGGTTCCTTTGAAAACTCCATACCATCGACCGATCTCCACGGAATATATGGGTCTCCCGAAGGTTTTTTGTGGGACCAGAGCATACGAAGACCGGATCCAGCATAGACCGATGCGTCTATTATGGTGTCCCATGGACCTTCTCCGAGCGCCAGTATAATCTTCGTCCGCAAGTTGAGAGCCCGTGTTCTATCAACGATCATGCTCGGCCAGTGGATATGGACCCCGGTCTTGATCCCCTCTTTGACGGGCCGTGGTTTCGTGCGAGCTATGAGACATCGTGATGTGCTCTCGGTCGCTTCGTGAATTATAGAACAAAATTTCATAATATCATCGTCACTCAATTTCTCAGGATCTTTGTAATCAAAATCTATGAAAAACTTAAACCGCGGAGTCTTTTGCTCGACGACATACAGCTTCGTTCCGGCCCGAACTTCTTGAATATACTCCCGGTAGAACTGGTCTGTTTCTTCCGGAGGGACATTGAGTATACCTCCATCCATGAGGAGGTGCGTCGCAGGTCCCTTAGGGACCCTCCATTTTTGTACCATTAACAATAAAGAGGTCTATTCCTCTAACTTAATCTTCATCAGAGCTATCGTGTGTCAAAAACGACCAGAATGAGCGCTGCTTCTCGGCCTGTACCTCCTTCGGAGCCTCCTGCTCAATTTCAAACTTTTCAATTTCAAAACACAAACGTCTGAGCGTCATCTCCTTGGCGATTGTTTCTGGGTCTGACCCATCGTTTCTGAGATTGACGAGAATCTTTGCAAGATCGAGCTTTGAGCGAGTCATTACCATCCCCCTATAGAATTTTAGACAAATTAAAACTCAATTTTTCAGTGTCGAGAGCCTCCATAAAATCAGAATTTTCTAGAACATGTTTACGAATCATAGGCCATATATTTGTCCTGTTAGAAATGGTGTCGAGTGTCTCGAAAGAACAGTCATCATTTTCATCATAGTTCCTGCGATACGGTACCCGGCTCGCCTCCATTTTGTTTTTCTCAGTTGTAAACTGACGAATTATCGAAGAATGTTCAATTTCGGTCATTTGAAGATCGAAAATATACACATGATACGTATTGTGAGCGGAGACCCCGTCCTCTATGTCTCTCTGTTCAGGAGTATCCGTAACAAATTTAAAATAGGAGTAAGACCCCTTCTTTAAATTTATAATTCCTCGTGTTTCTTCTTCGAGTTCTCTAACTGCACAATGAAGCGGGTTGAAAATCTCGCGTCGGCGACACCCGCCTGTGACAAATGTCCACTCCTTGTATCTTCGGTCCCGAACGACCAAGAAATGTCTCACGTTATTAATCATACTTACTGGTATCGCCATTGCTTTGTGACGCTCTCGGGTCGTCATTTACTATCATTTCGGGAGCAAAAAATTTCTGAAGTTTTCCCCGTCTGGGTTCATATGTAGCCAAAAACACGAGACACGCTAGGAATGCCCAAAAGACCCAATGCATTTATATTTATTCATATTTTAAGAAGCGTACAAAATCCCGCCAGTTCCGTTCTGTATCCGGAGTACGTTGTAATTTACCGCGTACAGGTAGGGTGTGGGATACTTGATGGTCGGGCAGAGGCCGAGCACACCGTTGGGAAGGACTGGGGGGGTGACGATCCGGAAGGTGTCGAGCCGGGAAAAGTTGAGTGTGCCGGTCGGCTGAAGCTTGGAGGTGTCGAGGCAATATGAAATTATAGCAACGTTAGCGGTCGTGTTATTGTGATTGTAGCCGAATGGCGTGTTGTAGTAGTGGGGGACATCGACCCAGTGGGGGAGGCCACGAGACTCGCCGACATCCACTCCGTTAATCTGGGTCTTGAACTGGTAGTTGGATGCGGTCGAAGAGTTCAGGCCGTTGCTGTACAACTGGCTGTAATTTACCGCTGGAAATGCTATAAATTTCACTGGCTGAGCCAGGGCCAGCTCCTGTGTGGGGTTCACGCCAATGACTGCGCGCTGCACCTGGGTGATGAGCAGATCATGGGTGGACTTGGCGAACCAGTCCCTCTCCATCTGGTCAAGATAGATGAAATTCGTCCAGCACTGCATCTGGAGCGAGTTGTATGCAGGGTTTGTGTAAGTGGTCGTACCGAGGCTGGTTACAAACGATATAGTCGTGTTGAGAGTAAAAGATAGGCTGGTGATAACCGCAGAACTTGGGTAAGTGACCACAAGAACCGAAGTTGTCGGGTTCCATGATGACACCGTTGTTGGCCCTGGCGTAGGAAGACCTATTACATACTGACCAACTGCTATACTGCTTCCGCTTATACTCGAAATTCCTCCCAGAGTGAATGTTCCGGTAGTGCTTGATGCGGACGTAACACCCGTAATTTGACCAGACACGAGAGGGGCTATACCAGCCAAGGGGCCAGAGAAAACAGGGCCGGAAATGTTGCTCGCGGCGGCATTGGAAAACGCAACCACGACATTTGAAAGGTAGCCCTGACCCGAAAACGGAGTATACGTGTTGGAAAATGACTGCATAACAGCAAGGTTTGAAAATACATTCGAACTTGCTGCATTTGCAAAAATCATTCCTGGGAAAATAGGACCAGTCGTCTGGGAAAGTGAAACGTTTGAGACATTCGATGAAAGAACGGTGTCGGTTATAACATTTGCATAGGAGTTTGGAACGATGCTCGTGTTGAGAGTGGATGTCGTCGTTGAGCTTCCAGTGTTCACGTTGATCGAGTTATTCAGGTAGACTGACCACGTGATGCGAATCTCCACGTCGTGATACTGAAGAGCAATCAGCGGAAGAGCCACTGACCAGTCCTTGCAGAAGAAGAACTTGAGAGGGAGGAATGTAGCCTTTTGGTTATTCACTATTGTGGAATTAAGGTTGAGAAGACGCTGGCTAAAAGTCTGGGCGCCGGTCACTGG